CTTGATCGCCGTTATTTTTTTTCATAACAACTTGAGTTAATATTTTGTCTATATCTAATCCACCTGCTGCCACATCATTTAAAAGATTTTTATATAAACCTTGGTCAAACGCTTCCATGCCTTTTGAATAAAAATCATTTGCAATTCTAATAGACTGCATTTGAGCCTGTAATTTTCTAGGATCTATTTTTTTGTTTTCGGTTATATCGTCAATAACTTTGTTGTGATAGTTTTGTTCTCTTGTTAGAGCCTCTATATCTTCTTTTGCTATTTGTTGCAACGATTTAAAATCAGGCCTATTATAAATTTCTTCCAATACACCCATTTGTTCTGTAATTTCTTTTCTAGCTTCTGCGTTTCTTGGCTCTATTTCAGTTAACAATCTTTTGGCTCTTTTTAAATCTTGTAAATCAGATTCAAAAAATGGTTGTGACATACTGTTTTCTTTATATTCCAGTTCATCAATTTTTTTTATAAGTTCTTCTTTTTCATTTGAAATTTTTACAAAAGCATTTTCTGCTTGATAAATTTTTCCTTCAGCTTCTATTATTGCTTTGTTAACAAGTGGGTCTTGTCTAAATACAATTCTGTCTCTTAATTCTTTGTCTGCTTCAGTTGCAGCAACTTTTTTAGATCTTTGAAGAATTTGATAAAAAGTAAAAAAAGGATCTCCTATGGTGGGTTTTAATATTTGATCTAATTCTAAAATTTCATTTCCTATTCTTTCTATTTCATCTTTTGATTGATCTAAATTTTGTTTAAAAAATTGTTGCAACTGATTAAAAGCAATATCATCCCCATTTTCTAATCTTCTCAAGCTTTCATCTATAATGCTAATAAGTTTACTTCTATCAGGCGCAGCAATAGACGCAAACTCTTTAGAAGTTTCTGTAATTCTATTAGCAGATGCTAGTCCGCTTCTTAGCTCTAATAATTCTTTTAAACTTAAATTTTGACCAGTCTTGTCTATTAGCTTTTGCAAGTCTGCTAGCTGAGCGCCAGCTTTATCTGCGTTTAATTTGCCTGAAGCATCTAACGCATCTCCAGCAATAATTCTTATATATTCTTTTAAAGGGGTTGAGTCAATAAACTTTGCTTGTATTCCAAGTCCTGGGCCGCCAAAAGCTTCAAAAGATAAAATATCATCTGATAGATTTCTTGGTATTTCAAAAAATTTACCAGTAGATTCATACAGTTTGCTTTGAGCGTCATACCAAGCGTTGTAACCTTGAGCTGTTAAAGTTCTTATTTCTTCTCCAGCTTGAGTTGTAGCAGATTCTGCAAAAGCGTCAAAATCCCCTAACACATCATCCATCATTTTTCTGACGTTGCTGTTAGCTGTATTTAATTTTTTTTCGCTTTCTCTAAAAGCTCTTGAGATTGATGCTCCTAATTTTTTACCAGCTGCAACATCTGCGGCGCTGTCGCCAAAACCAGTTTTTATAAGATCGTCTATTTCTTTATCAAACCCAGCGGTTAAATCGTTGGTTGATCTAAATACATTTTTAACATCTGTTGCCAAAACATTTCTTACGCCTATTTTTCTGCCTTGATATTTAGATACAGTCTCTGCAATTCCTTGCAACAAACCAGTTAAAGGACTGTCCATCGCCGCTATAGCAACAGCACCTTTATATCTTTTGCCTGTTTTAGAGTCTACTATCCCAGTTTTAGAAATAGCGGAGGCCATTTTTAAATCT